TCATGCTGACCTCGCAGAAGATCCTGCAGGACCAGTACGCGGCCGACTATCCCGCGCCGGACATCGAGACGATCAAGGGCCGCGCGAACTACTCCTGCACGCATCGGGACGCGCACCCGGACGGTCAGAACGCGGCCGACGGCGTCTGCCGGTCGAAGAACAAGGGCATCCTCCCCGAGTGCGTCAGCGACGAAGCGGGCCCCATCGCGAAGGCCGCGGACATGACGGTCCTCCAGGCCGCCGTCGGCCTCGCCCTCCCGCCGTCCTGCCATCACTGCCCGTACTGGGCCCAGCTTCAGCGCGTCCACGATGCCCAGATCTCGCTCTTCAACTTCTCCAGCTTCCTCTTCCAGCAGCGGATCGGCCGCTTCGCTCCGCGGGCGCTCATGATCATCGACGAGGCCCACAACACCGAGACCCAGCTGATGAACTACGTCACGCTGGAGCTCTCCGAGTGGACGCTCTCCCTGGTCGGCATCAAGATCGACCGCGACATCCGCTCGAAGTCGGAATTCCTGGAGTGGCTCGCCGAGACCGACCTCGTCCAGCTCGTGCTCCGCAAGATCAAGGCGGCCGAGTCCGACGAGCGCCTGGGCGACGAGGATTCCGACAGCCTGGGCGACGACCTCTCCGCCGCCGAGCTCGACGCCCTGAAGGAGCTCGACGCGAAGCTCGCCAACTTCATGGCCTTCCTGGAAAAGACCGAGTGGATCCTCGAAGTCGTCAAGTTCAACGACAAGCGCACGGGCACCGACCGGAAGAAGATCGTCGCGCGGCCCCTCTACGCGAAGGACTTCGCCCAGGACCTGCTCTTCCGGCACGCGGAGCGCGTCGTCTTCATGTCCGCGACGATCCTCGACGTCGACGTCTGGGCGAGGAACCTGGGGATCTCCAAGGACGACGTCGAGCTCATCCGGACCCCCTGCGACTTCCCGATCGAGAACCGGCTCATCTACAAGGACTACTGCGGGAACATGGGCTTCAAGTACTTCTCCCGCGAGCAGAACCCCAAGGATCCGACCGAGCCGAAGTTCGTCCTGAAGGTCACCGAGATCCTGGAGCGGCACAAGGGCCAGCGCGGCATCATCCACTGCCACTCCTTCAGCCTCGCCAAGATCCTCTACAACGGCGTCGACACGGACCGCTTCCTCTTCCAGGACCACTTCGACTCGAAGGAGGAAATGCTGGCCGAGCACGGGCGCCGGACCGATTCAGTCATCGTGGCTCCCGCGATGCACGAAGGCCTGGACCTCAAGGGCAGCCTCTCCCGCTTCCAGGTGATCGCGAAGGTCCCCTGGCCCAACATGCAGGACCGGGTCATCAAGACCCGCATGGACCGCGACTCGGCGTGGTTCTCCTGGCTGACCGCCCTCAAGATGGTTCAGTCCTACGGCCGGTCGATCCGCTCGAAGGACGACTGGGCGACGACGTACCTGCTCGACGCGGGCTTCGAGTCCTTCATCTGGAAGTCCGGCAAGATGCTCCCGGATTGGTTCCATGACGCGCTCAAGCGCGGCGCACCGAAGGAGGTGCGCCGTTGATTACGGTGGCGGTCGTCCTCTGCACTCACTGCCAGGGGATGCCGACGGCGGTGTCGGGCGCGGACAACATCCCGCCCGGCACCTACGATGCGAGGCTGAGGGTCGAGTACGGGATGTGCATACCGTGCTCGACCAGATTCGGAAAAGGAGGTGCGACCCAACCTGACACACACAGGGGGAACAATCAAACCGAGGAGAGCAAGGGTCTTTGACGGTTCGAGGGGAAGAAGAAGGAGGAACAGTGTCACCCGCTACGTCTACGGATCCCTTTGAGGATCCCCGCAAACACAAGCAGTATCTCAAGATCGCCGCATCGGGCGGCGGCGGCGTCGGAAAGACGCGCTTCGCCCTGTCCTTCCCGAAATGCTGCGTGATCGACACCGAGAAGGGGACGCAGCCCTACGTCGGGAAGTACGACTTCAAGAGCAAGTTCCTGAATCGCTGGCGCCAGCTCGACGGCGTCCTCTCCTGGCTCCGGGCCCACCCCGGCGTCTATGAGACGCTCGTCCTCGATTCGGCGACCGTGTTCTATCTCGACCTCATCCAGGACATCGTCGACTACATCAAGAACAAGCGCGGTCACGAGACGATGTCGACCGGGGACTGGGGCGTCGAGAAGCGTCGCTGGGGTGCCTTCCTGAATCAGCTCGTCGAGCTCCCGATGAACGTCATCCTCTCGTTCCGAGAGAAGGCCGAGTACGAGGACCTCATCAACAAGCGCGGCGAGGAGGTTCGGAAGAAGACCGGCGAGTTCCTGCCGGAGTGGGACCGGCAGACCGAGTATTTGTTCGACCTGGGCTTCCGGTGCTACACCGAGGAGGACAAGAAGAACAAGACTTCGAAGTTCCTTGTCCAGTGTACGAAGAGCAGGTTCGATTGGATGCCGAAGTACTCGGTCCATGACATCACCTCGAAGCGGGCCTACGCGGCGCTTTTCGAAGCGCACGTCGTCGGAATGCTCGACGCGCCGGAGGCCCCTGCGCCCCAGTCGGTCGAGCCGCTCGTCGTTCCGGACGTCACGTCTCCGCCTCCGACGGCGGCCTCCGTCGCCGAGAAGGCGGCTGTGCTTGCCCAGGAGGCCGCGGATCTTGCGACGGGACCGGGCGCCCCTGAGGATCCGCCCACGAAGCCGGAGAAGCCTCTTCCTCCGGAGATCCAGAAGAGCGTCAAAGAGATCAACGACGTCTTCGGGATCGTAAAGCCGTCTCCGGACCAGCCCGAGGCGACGCTCGACGACATCAAGGTGCTGATGACGCGGGCGGGCGACATGTCCTGGCCGGACGACGAGAACAAGTGCCGCAAGCAGCGGTGCCCCGAGAAGAAGCACCATCACCCCTCCTTCACCGGGAAGGAAGGGAAGGCCATGCTCAAAGGGATGTACGGCGTTGAGTCGTCGAAGGAACTCCGGAAGCCCCAGGTGGATTTCCTCTTCGGCGAGTTCGGAAAGGTCCTGGCGGGTCGGGCTTTCCTCGACCGGGACGGCAAGGGGGAGATCTACGTCGCCACGCCGAGTGGGACGACGGAGGAGGAGGTGAAGGCGAAAGTCCTGCTGTATGTGAAGTGAGGCAAGGGCAGCGTGCGACTGGGGTGATCTGGCCCTGGATATGGGGGATCACAGCGCTGCAGTAACGTGGGATTACTGAATCGAAACGAAGGAGAAGCGACTCATGGGTAACGAGAATCCGTTCGGCGACTTCGAGGAGGACTTCAAGAAGTCCGAGAAGGCGCTCAACACCACGCCGGGCCGCGTCCCGCCCGCGACGTACAAGTTCGTGCTGACCTCGCAGCCGGTCCCGGCCGAGTCCGACACGCTGGCCGACCACGAGGTGATCATCGGAAAGAACACCGGGACGAAGGGCTTCAAGATCTTCTGCGAGATCCTGGACCCCGAGAGCGTTCCGAACCCCGTGACCAAGGAACCGCACATCACCAAGGGCGCGGTCATCGACCACGTCTTCTGGGTCACGACGAAGAACCTGCCGTACATCAAGCGCGACGTCGCGACGATCCTCGGCCGCGAGGTCGAGAATCTGGCCGAGCTCGTCAAGATCGCCTGGGCGGGCCGGACGTTCGAAGGCGTCGTCGACGACGAGTCCTACCAGGGCCGTGTCTCGAGCCGGATCAAGTTCATCAACCCCTGGGCCCCGAAGGCCGAAGCGGGCGACGACAAGCACGGCGTCGCCAAGGGCTCGAAGGACGAGACGAAGAAGCAGACCTCTCCTCCGAAGCCGGAGAACAAGCCCGCCGGAAAGGCCACGCAGGGCGCCGGGAAGGGCAACGTCGACTTCTAAGTTCCTCCAAACGGGCGAGGGCCTGACCACCCTCGCTCTTCTCTCTCTGCTGTCCATGGCGGCGCAAGCTGCCGTGGGCAGCGTTAGAGAGAACCGAGATGATGGGCAACGGGTTTGGGGAACGGTAAGCGGCGAGAGAGGGTCCGATGGCGGACATTACGCCGGAGCGGGTCGCTCCGGCACAGTTTGTAAAGGAACTCTGGAGCATCGCGCCCCCTGACTGGATCGTCGAGTTCAACCTGCTTCAGTATCGTCCGACGCAGGAGAACCCGGACGCCAAGCGGATGCGGGCGATGTTCTACACGGTCGACCAAGTTCTCAAGGACTGGCCGACCATCCAGAATCTTCTCGACCATCAAAACAGAACCCAGGTCGAGAACATTCACCACGGCGTGAACCCGCGCTTCCGTCGGCCCAGGAAGCACGGGACGAACGCCGACGTCTCGCACTACGTCGCGGCCTGGGTCGACGTCGACTTCCACGGCCACGAAGAGGCGGTCCGGAAGCAGTTCTTCGACATCATTCGGGACTTCGAGAGTCGAGGGCTCTACCCGTCGGTGATCGTCGAGTCCGGCCGAGGCCTGCACGCCTACTGGTTCTTCGACAAGCCGTACCCTGTCGCCGAGGCCCGTCCGATCTGCGCCGGGATCCAGGACTACTTCAAGATCTCCGACCCGGTCCACGATCAGCGCCGGATCCTCCGGATGCCGGGCTTCATCAACCTGAAAGACCCGAAGGATCCGAAGTGGTGTCAGGTTTTCGACGCCACCTGGACGAGGTACCCGATCGAGCGCTTCAAGGAGTTCTCGATCTCCGACTTCAAGAAGTCGAAGGAGGACCTCGACCTCGAGAAGGAAGAGAAGGACAGGGCGAAGATCTCGACCTCGTCGCGCGACCCCAGGATCGAGGAGATCAAGAACGGCGTCGACGAGTCCGGCGGTCCGTACGGCGGGCGTCACAACTCCGCCGTCGCGATGGCGGGGCACTACTCCGCGAAGCTCGAGAGGAAGTCTCTCGTCCTCTACGCCATCCTTGACTGGAACACGAGAAACAAGCCTCCTCTCCCACAGGACGAGATCGAGAAGATCGTCGACGACATCTGGGCCCGTGAGGAGATCAAGCGCCAGGAGGAAAAGGCGGACCGGCGCGATCGCCGGAAAAAGGACGACGATCCCGACAAGCCTTCGTCGGACGGGGCTCCCTGGTTCGACGAGAACGGGAAGCTGGTCCCTGCGCTCCTGGCAGCGCACATCATGAGCCAGACGACATTCCTGGCGACGCCGATCGGCTCCGACGGGAAGGGTGTCCGGCTCTACTTCTACAAGGACGGCGCCTTCAATCCCAACGGTGCCGACTTCGCTCGGCGCGAGGTCGTCAAGGCGATGGGAAAGTCCCTTCGCGACAAGCACCTCACCGAGATCGTCGATCTGATCACGGAGCTTTCGAAGAAGCCGTACGAGGAGGTCGACCGCCACGCCAAGGATCTGATCAACGTGAAGAACGGGATGCTCAACTGGCGGACGAAAGAGCTCCTGGCACATGATCCGAAGTACCTCTCGACGATCCAGATCCCGGTCGCCTGGGATCCGGCGGCGAAGTCCGAGAAGCTCGACGAGTTCCTGAAGACCGTCCTGCCGGACGACGCGATCGCGCTCGTTGAAGAGTACGCGGGCTACATGATGATGCCCGACACGTCGATGACGAAGTGCCTCGTGCTGGTGGGCGAGGGCGGCAACGGGAAGTCGACGTTCCTGGAGCTGATCGAGTTCCTGATCGGCGAGCGGAACATCTCCTACTACTCGCTCCACA